TTGTCTTTCATTTGTACTGTTAATAGTCCTTCAAAATATCTTTCATCTGAATTTATACCTTCCATACTTTTTAAGGTGCTTGTAAGTTTATGAAAACCATACATTGTCATATATAAAGTAGACGTGACGAGGTTAATAAATATTATGATAAAAAAGGGTGAAGAACAGTTGATTAAGCTGTTTTTTTTGCTTTGGTGACTGCGAAATCTATTGAGAATCCTGCTGTCAAACTTAACAAAGCGACCCCAATTAGACCTAAACCGTCTAAGGGGATAGTTTGTGCTATTGCAATTCCTGCGAACGTAGAAACAATTACTGCACCGATTAATTTCTTTGCAGAGTATGAATCATCGTTACCCATATATCCTCGAACTGTATTTAATACAGATCCAGATATACATGCAAGTACTGCAATGAATAATGGGTCTACCATATAAAAGACCTTTCTCAGCTATATTTAACTATTACTACTCATTTGTCGAGTAATTCCTTAACTAGGTCGTCAAGATCTGATTTTGCTTCTTCTGGGTGTAATCTATTTGATTGTCTATCAACTGCTTTAGCTAAAATAATAATGGTTTTTTGTAATCTTTCTACTGTTTCACATAGACTCTTTTGTGTTCGTTGCACTTTTTTAAAATATGTAACCACTGCTGCTCCTGTGCCAAGAGCAACCACCATAACTACCTCTTGATATATTGAATCTACCATTTCAAGCATGTACTTCATTGTATTTATACCTTTTATTAATATCGGTTGACTTATTAATAGCATAATTACACACATATCATGGCTTCTTCCATATATTTATACAATAATTATGAAGAATTTGAGTCATTTAACAAGGATAATTTTAATGAAAAGTTCAAAACTATTAAGATAATTGACATGTATATCCATCAAAAAACTAAATTATGGGTGGTAACTGACACAAATGACCTTATAGAAAAGCCATATTTACAAAAATCATTGGTTCATTTTAGAAATGCAACCGTAGAACAGTACATAACTGACCAAACTAAACTCATACTACATGAAAAGATAAGATTTAACCCTAAAAAGATGTGTATTGACATATTTCCAAGATTTTTAAGAAAACCAGAGCTTAGATGGAGAATTGACAAGTATATCAACAATGGTAATAACTGTAAAACCAGAATTGTTGATTATGACAACAGATACTATGATTTTGAAAATAATAGAATAAATTTTGTGTTAAAAAACTAACGACTGTTACCTAAATTTTTACCCAGTACGTGTTGCCAGTCTTTACCGTGTTTTCTTCTCATACTCTTCCAGAATGGATCAACTTTAAACATTCCACCTTTCTGATTATATGATTTCATTATGTTTGAAACCTTTTTGTGACATTTTTGACAAAGTCTTACATTTACTTGTTCCAAACTATGTTTATACACTCCACAGAAATGACACATGCCATAAATTACCTCTTTAATTGGTACTAGAATGGTTTCTCTGCCTTTTTTACCTGCACAATCACCACAAATCTCATTTACACCTGCTCCCACTGGAATACCGTTACCAAAGCAACCAAAACACATACCTTCTTTATAGTTATTTACTTTGGTGTACTCATTACTTTGATGTATATCTATAATTTTATTACCAATCTTTGTTTTACCAGAATCAATTTTTAGACTTTCTGCCATTATTTATCTCTATTTTCCATATTTCTTAAACATTGCATTAATATTTCAAGTGATCTGTTATCTTTTTTAATTAGTAACAGGTCATTAATTGCACCCATATATTTGTCCCATTCGTCTACTGATTTTTTAGGTCTAAAAATTACTACCTTAGGCTCTACAATCTTAGTCTTTACCTTTATTTTATCAATTATTTTCTTCATCGTCCCACCTATGTGTCATGCCTATCTCATTATTAACTATATCCCTTGCGTTTCTTACAGTCATACCTGCATACTTTCTAAGTTCTTCTACTGTTTGGGTTTTCTTCCAACCAAAGTCTACTGCAGTTTGTAATGTTTTCTTTACAACATCAAAGTTAGAAGGAGTGATTCCGTTAGGGTAATTCTTTTGTGACAATGTTGTTGAAGTTGAAGACGGTGGTGCTCCTTGTGATTTTCCTCCCACATCAGTTGGGGTTCTAGTTTTTGGTTCTCCTTGTGCATTTGTAGTATCCTCTTTAGGAGCAGCGGTTGTTCTACCTCTGCCATTAGTAAGTTCCTCATTCTCATATTCCTGAACCTCTTTAGATATGTTATACTCACCA